GTGTTGTTCACTGCTGTGTTGTTACCCACTGCTGTGTTGTTCACTGCTGTATTGTTGATGGAACTCCTGGGACTTTTTACTATAAGACGCTTCGATACGATCTTCACGGGTTCGCGAATTTTCAAATACCTGAGGCGTTTCCCGATAGCATCGACTAATTGTTTTTTAGTCTTCTGTTCTACCTGAGAGGTGAGACCGACCTTACGCGCGATTCGTTTGAGATCGTTACGCTTGGTGGCAGAATCAAAAAGAAGCTCGTAATCGAGGGGTTTCAATGGAGAGATTCGGTCGAGTAAGTATGTCCTGTCGGAGCTCATAACAAGGGGTGGAAAAGGTAATTTCCCCCCATGTATGTTATCATATGCGTCACACATCTCTTTCCTTGTGAGTTTAATGTCTTCCCCAGTTTGCATTTTAATCATTTTTCTGAGGGATTCGATGTCAGCGTCTGGATCACACGCTTCCGTCATTTATATTAAACTAACAAAAAAAGTATTATTGAGATAAGTACCCTATATTGTATAATTTCACTTTTTCTTCATATGTCATACTAAAATTGAATACATTCGTATCCTTCACGTTAATATCTATAACTTCTACTGGTATGTTATAGTCTATTCGATTCTTGAGTGAAGAACTAACTAACGACTGTACGAATTGTATTGGACTGTCAATATCTTCCTGATATATACGATCCATCTTGATTTTTATACATGCAACTTCATGTGGTTTTTTATCTAAAAAGGGGTTAATTGGGTATTGTTCCTGTGTACCCCCATCAACGTATGTTTTACCATTATATTTACCACATGCGAATATAAGAGGAACGGCCATACTCATACACACTGCATCAATTACCTTCATGTCTGGATGTGTGTCTTTAGAGAAGTATTCAGTTTCATTCGTGTTTAAACAAAATGCTGAAATGTGAATTTTCATCTCTATTTCTTTAAAGGTTGGGTCACACCCACATATTTCGACTAGTTTCTTACGAATGGGTGTCATTGATACAAAACCAAATTTTGTAAAGAATGAACCTATACGTATCTTAACGAAATTAGGGATATTTACTTTTAAACATACATCTAAAATTTCATCGACGGACATACCTAAAGCCAAAAATAAAGCTAAAATAGATCCCGCTGAGGAACCTGAAATCTCCTTCACATTAGCTAATTGTGATTCCCGAGCTTTCAGGGATCCTATGAGTGAAAATATAGCCATGGATGCTGGACCCAAGACGAGATACTTCATCTTCTTACTTAGTAGAATTGAGGAAATTGGCGACGTAAAAGCGCGAAGACTACAGCAAACACTACTGCATGAATCATTACTGATTCTATACCAGTCTCGCCAGACATGTAGAGACCCTTCGAACCTGGTGGGATACTCAAGAGAAGACCTGGGCTTAGAAGAAGGAATAAGGATGTGGTTACGAGGAGATCCGTCTGTGTGAGAACCAAACCCATAGCTTTGGCGATCATGCTGTACGCGAGAAAGAATACGAGAGCATGGAAGAATACCGACGTTTGATCCATTTTTTTGTCCATAAATGCAATTTTTGTGCCATCGGTGGTAAGCAGAATACCGGGGCTCAGTGCGAGAAAAAGCGCCGCTGGGACGGCGACCTTCTGTGTAGTAATATCAGGTAGCATTTAGTATATACTCATATAATTTTTAGTAAAGTCGGAAAAGTTATTGAAGTTTGCACCTCGCATCATATATTCATGAAGACAATTGTGATTAATTATACGCCTGACATTTCTCCAAATGTGAGCGATTCGTTCCTCATACCAAATAGTCTGTTCCTGGTATTCATATGTGACACGATCATCCAGTGACACGTGGTCTTGGTAACAAAACTCGACAAAATCACAAAATTTTCCCGAGTGTTGAATGTGAGCGTCATACAACAGAGTTTCTATTGTATTCCACATCATATGCAATTCATCTGAGTATTCGACTTCCCAGTCTTCGATATTCAGAGGAGTGTGTTCGTTATTTTCTTCATCATCGCTGATGTAGGCATCAAACCCGATAGTTGCTTCGTCGACATATTGACTCCAAACCATCGTGCTTTACTTATCTTCTTTCACAGGTTTATCTTTTATACCAGTTAATGAAAGTGAGGTCGATTCCTTAACTTTAAGGTTATCCTGAATGGCATTTAGGGCTCCTTCCACCTTTACCTCGTCACCGCCGAAAAATTTAATAAGACCCACCTTTACAGCGTCTTTGTTAATTCCAGCTTTGCGTACACTTTTACGTATACTGATTTTACCTTTTCTGAGGTTAATGGTATCAATACCCTGGGAAACCATATGCTTCTTAACATTCTCTTTCAAACGTTTCTCTTCCTGGTTAAGGACTTTGATATCAGATTTTGCTTCAGCAAGTTGTTTAGTAAGTTCTACGAGCTTAGATACAGTTTCAGTTAGATCGTTTGACACGGAAGCCATTTATAATTATAGTTTTTTAATCTTTAAGCACACAACCCACGTTGCATGGTGTCGGGCGCGATGGTGGAGTTATTCCACACAAAGGGCGCCTTGGGGTTAGGTGGGTCAGCGCGGATTTGCTGATTGGCGTTGCGGAGAGCACCACCGACGGTCTCGGGGTATCCAACCTGGGCGCGGGGCTCGAGGAAGTTTTGACCCTTAAGTACATCTTCTGGGGCAAACTGACCGAAATCTTCCTTCGAGGCAACCTCACGGGGGAGCAGCGACGAAGCGAGGCCGGTACCCTTCTGCATACCAGCGCCGGCAGTGGCAGTGGATGGCCCAGTGGTCGCGGTGGAACCGAACACACTGTATTCCTTCTCGGAGATGGAGTAGTTAGAATTTTTATTCATGACACACAAAAGGTAAATCACCACGGCAATGGCGGCGATCATCATGATTTGCTGGGTGCGACCCTTCATCATCGTTTATATACTGTTAACAAATTTTTTTTATTCGGTGAGAATGTCGATCCGTTCTTTGATCGTCTTCTGAGGTTCGGTCGATTCCGAAACATTCGACTCGGGTTCGGCCACTGACTCGGGTTCGGCCACTGGCTCGGGTTCATCCACGAAAGCGTATTCTTCTGGGTAAAGATTCTTTACTGATACTTCCTTGACTGGTTCATCATGGAGTCGAATCTGAACGACATTCCAGTAACCACCGAAAGCCTTTTTGGCAAACCACAATCCAGCAAACTCGACGAGAACATCACACGTTCTATCAGGTTGAACGTTATCAAATTCGATTGGTTCCTTATTGGTATTAAATACACGAACCGGGGGGTCGGTGAGAACATCTACGGTCATCTGACCGTTAGTCAATACACCGCTGTGAGCTCCATTAATAACCCTTTCCGAAAGTTGCTTACCGAACCATTCAACACAGTTCTCATGTGCAGCACTCAAGTTCATAGACTCGACATCGTCGATTTTCTTGGTATTAGATTCAGTATTCATGTCAAAAATCATTTCCCCTGACATTTCGGATACAGTAACACCATTCAATTGGACGAGACATTTGCACTTTTCGTCACTGGAAGCCTGAACAAAGTAGAGTCCATCGTCACCTTTCGATGGGGTGTTGTAAAACATTATGATATATTTATGATTTACTTCTTTAAACCAATAAAAGGTATAGCAGCGGCACGATTTAAAAGATCTTTAGACACCCAATCATTTCGACCAGCTTTATATCCATATAGAGTTTTGGGTATATTCAACTTCTTCGGTAATGGTTTCGCCTGGGTTGGTCTAAGTGAAAATTCATTTTTCACGTATGCATTATTATTCGCATTCTTCCACTTCAAAGTTTTCAAATTGAAACGTTTGTTTCCATGTGATTTTTCGAACCCATTCGCGTTCATTGTATTTGTGACTGGTTTCAGACCATGAACGATTTGTTTCGATAAACGCTCTTTAGAAGGTTCGGTGGTGAATTTGCTGTGGTTACGGGGGTTTACCTTTTTAGCTTTCTTAATGTTAACATTTCTGTGTTTCACCACCGGCTTTCTCTTCAATCCAGTCAATTTAGGGCGAACTTTACTGAATACAACATCCATGGAATCTGATGCACCGACTCTCTTATCAAAGAGTTGACCGAGTTTTATAAGACGAAGTCGGTCTCTTATCTTCTTATCTGGTCTAAGTTTCAGTTTTTGCATAAGATAGATATCTTCAAATAAAAATTCCCTACTCGCGATGTATATCTTTTGATTGTTTATCATCTTTCCCGTCTGTGGATTTCTATAAACGATACCTTTGCGCTTAGTTTGTGACACTTCATATCCAAATTCATTTGGTCTCATAAAAGGTATATCTAGAATACCGCCTAACGTGGTATTCTCAATTCGTGCACTCCTTGGGGAAAAGAATCGAATATTCAAATCTAGGGCAAATAACTCGACATCAATGAAAATATCTCCTTTCGCGGGTTTATTTGTAGAACCACCTTTCTTCTTCTTGATTAAAGTGTACCGTCTGGTTACGTATGGCCCACTTTTATTGAAACCAATACCCATAAATTTAAACAATTTACTGTGTTGAACCTGGAATGATAAAATGCGCTTCTTAATTCGCGAGTTCAACTTTTGTGATAGTTTACCTAAATTGTCCCACAACAATAATTTGAGTGCTTGAAGTTTACCAAAATATTTCGCATTTGTTTTCATAAAAGGGACAAATTTCGCATCAATATCTGTTGTTATAATACGATCAGCGTAATCGACGTATAAATTGAAAGCTTCACCACCACTTACAATGAGATCACCAGAAGACTTAAACATTTCAGTAAGTTCTCCGATAGTATCGAGTATTATATCACGAATGGAATCTGTTACTACGACATACACCATTTTTTCCAGGTCATTATCTGGGAATTTGTCATGTAACCGTTGTCGAAATTTTCCTAAATCCCTTTGTTCATTCCTGTCGAAATATTTTTTCAATTTTGCATCTTTAAAAAATAAATTTTCATTCATAAACGATTGAATCCGAACTTTCGAATAACTTTTTTCATCCATTATTATATCGTGATATAATAATATGGTCTGCAATGTTATTGACGAATGTAGGTGTTACGCCTACGATGATGTAAAGAATCCGAAGAGAGAACAATTCTGTGGTGTGAGAAAAGGGCCACATGTAATTCCATGTCCCAAAGACTGCTGTGCTGGTGGGTGCCCTGGTAAGTTCCCCAGAGAACCATTCAGGATCATAAAGCGCCCAATACTCACCGAACCTATTAGACAGATTGAGCATTTGGATATAAAGATTCTTATGTTTTTAACGATAGTTTTAGCTGGTATTTTCATGTTACTATTATGACTTAAAGATAGGATCACTAAATAAGATATAATGTCTCTTGAAACTATTCAAACCGAACTTACTGCTCTCCGCTCCGACATTAAGTCTCTTGTCAAACTTGTCCGCAAGGTTAAGAGCATCCAGGAGGATCCCGATGGTGAAAAGGCCAAGGCCCGTGCCGCCAACAACGGCTTCAACCGCAAGCAGGAAATTACACCTAAGTTGCGGGAATTCCTTACACTCCCCGAAGGTGATCTCATTTCTCGATCGGAGGTAACCAAGGTTGTTAACAAGTATATCATCGAGAAGGGTCTCAAGCACCCCGAGAACGGTCGTCAAATTATCCTAGACGATAAGCTTCGCGATCTACTCGCTCCCCCAGCTGATGTTGTGGTAACATACCTTAACCTCCAAAAGTACCTTTCCCCTCATTACATTAAGAAGGATCCCGTAAAGGCTTAAAAAAATAAAACATAACATTAACAAGATGGTTACTTTCGTTACTAAACCTCAAATCGAACAACTTGTTGGTACAAAGATCAAAAATCTTGATTTGTACCAAAAGGCATTTACACATAAATCAGCTATAAAAGAATATGAAAAATTAAAAGAATCATTTGAGACTCTCGAGTTTATTGGTGACTCTGTATTGGGGTTTGTAATCACTAAATTCTTATTCGATCAATACGAAAGTCGCCAAGAAGGTTTCCTCACGAAGGCTCGTACAAAATTGGTTCGCGGTGAAACCCTGGCACAAATAGCAAAAATACTTGGTCTTGAGAATTTAGTGGTTATGGATGAAAAGGGGATGCGTAATGGTTGGAACAATAACCCGAAAATACTTGAAGACGTATTTGAAGCCCTAATTGGTGCAATTTATATGGATTTGGGTCTTCTTCACGCTAAAGAATTTGTACTTAGGATTTACAATGACCCTAAATACATAGACCTGAATCTAATTATGATTGACGACAATTTTAAGGATCATCTAATGCGATATTGTCAAGTAAACAATTGGCAACTTCCCGAATATAGAGTTGTTGCACATCATGAAGGGATATTCTACATTGATATTTACGTTAATAATCGATTCATGAGTAGAGGAGCAGCAAAAAGTAAGAAACAAGCTGAACAAAATGCAGCTAAGTTATTCTTCGAACAGCTTAAAAGTTATACAATTACTTAATTTAGTATGCACCCAAATGTTAAAGCTGCGTTAGAGAGGGAATATGCCGCACAGAAATCTGAAGAGTGGCTTGCTCTCAGAGGTAAGATGTTGACTGCAAGTGATGCAGCTACGGCTATCGGTGTCAACAAATATGAAACACCCGACGGACTTCTACTAAAAAAATGTGGTCTCGGTGAGAAATTTACCGGGAATGCGGCTACGCGACACGGTGAGAAGTATGAAGATGAAGCACGAATTTTATATGAGGAGCGACACGGGGAGGTCGTACACGAACTTGGTCTATGTCCTCACCCGGTACACTCATGGCTCGGTGGAAGCCCTGATGGTGTGTCTGAATCTGGTAAACTCGTTGAGATTAAATGCCCTCCAATGCGACAGATTGTACCCGGTGAGGTGCCTATCCATTACATGCCACAACTTCAATTATGTATGGAAATTTTAGATCTTGAGTCGGCCGATTTCATCCAGTATAAACCAGCTGAAACAAATTGGCCGAAACCAGAAGAATTTGACGTCGTCAATGTACCCCGTGACCGTGAATGGTGGAAAACCAACCTACCGATTATGAGGGAATTTTGGGAAAAAGTTCTCTATTTTAGAGAACATTTAGATGAACTTCCTGTACCTAAGTTGAAGAAAACTCGTAAGAAAAAGGAAGTTGAACCTCTCATCTGCGAGATTGAACCAAATCCAGAAGAAGACTATTTCCATGAAGATTGAAGACCAATACAACCTTGCGAAGACTGGTTTGAACGGGCGTCTATTTGTACCCTATCAAAGGGAGGGTGTACTGTGGATGCTTACTATGGAAAATCAGCAATCAGGACCCAAGGGGGGGTTTCTGTGTGACGAAATGGGTCTGGGTAAGACTGTGCAGTTGGTTTCCACTATGCTTGGAAACCCGCAAAAACGCACACTCATCATCGTACCCAAATCTATTATCACCCAATGGGTTGAAGAGATCAACCGATTTGCACCATCTCTTTCCATCAATGTATTCGATGGACCAGATCGGAAATTCGTGGATGCGGATATTACTATCGCACCTTATACTTTACTGACTGTGAAAGGTCAAACCTCTGAGGTCAAGACACCCCTTCACAGGATCTTGTGGGATAGGGTCATTTTGGACGAAGCCCATGAAATCCGCAACAAAAAATCGAAAATATTCAAAAGTGTCTGCCAACTTCAGACGCAAATCAAATGGATCGTGACTGGTACACCCGTCTTTAATTCGATGGAGGATTTTGTATCACTTTGCACTTTTCTAGGACTCTCGAAATCTTTGGTTCAAGGAATGTCTAACAAGATCAAAGACATTTACATATTGAGGAGAACGAAGGATGATCTATGTGACCGCCTTCAACTCCCACCTTGTTATTTCGAAAATGTTGAATTGGAGATGTATCAGGACGAAAAACAACTCTATGAGATGGTATTTCTTGAGGCACAGGATACTATCCGCGAAACGTTTAAATACGCACAAAGTTTGAACGCGAAAAACATGGTTATTTTGGAATGTCTTCTTCGTGCAAGACAGTGTATGATTTGGCCTCAGATGTACCTAGATGGTGTTGCAAAACAAATGAAGGTGCAAGGGGAAAAATGGGTTGGTCGTTCTCATAAAATGGAGACACTTTTCAGGATGATTAAAGAACATCCAGATGAAAAGTCTCTGATCTTTTGTCAGTTCAGGGGTGAAATGGACCATATCCAGAAAAATATGGAATGCCCCGTATACCGCATCGATGGTTCAGTTAACAAAGATGACAGGGTGAGGCAATTATCGGAATTCAAAAGTGCTCCACCAGGTGCGGTATTCATCATCCAGATCAAAGCTGGGGGGCAAGGACTAAATCTTCAGGAAGCAACTCGTGTATATATCACTGGTCCATCATGGAATCCGGCAACTGAACTCCAAGCTATTGGTCGAAGTCACAGGAGCGGGCAAACACGACCAGTTTATGTAAAAAAATTGGTATACAATGAATGCCCGCGTTTTGTGAGTGTCGAACAAGAAATGATGGCACTTCAAGGGCATAAATCGATCGTGTGTTCTAAAGTCTTGAATGATGAACGAATTGAGAACCAGATTCCTGTCAACAGAACTTCGGATAAAATTTCAATTATGGATATCAAAAAAATTTTCAAAGCCTAATATAAATGACTGTTGGTACACGCGCTGAAGTTTTCCATGGTAACGCTGATAAAACACCCGGAGGTCTCTCCAAAAAAGATTTGCTCATGAAAGATGGTCATCTCGTATCAAAGGCGGCCAGTAAGGCTGCTCTCGCACGTATGAAGAAGGAAGGTAAGAAGGCGATGGTGAAGGTTTTCAAACCCAAGAAGAGTGGGTTCAAACTCCAGCCCAAGAGTGGTACAAAGGAGTATGAGAAAAAGATCGCTAAGATGCAGTAAAATTTTGTAGATATAAGGTAAGAATGTCTCTCAAAAGCTGGGAAGACTCTGTGAAAGTCGCTAAAATTAGACTAGGTTTGGACCCTAAGGAATTTATCAGGATTCAAGGTAAATTACTCAAGGAGGCTCAAACGATATATCGTATTTTAATGTTGAATAAAAAAAATATTGTTAAAAAGTAATAATGGCGACAAACCAAGGTCAAGCACCAAATAACACGAAGAACAATAATGGTAGTAAGTTAGTGAATGCCTTAACTCGAACACCCAGTAGTGGTGGGAACAATCTCAACCGAGGAAAAGCGGGTAATTCGAACATGGCCAAGGCGCGGGGTAAATCCCTCGCGGAAATGGCTCAATCCCAAGGTTATGCGATGGCTCAAAAAGCTCACGAACAAGCGCTCGCTATGGTTCAGCAGGCCCAGGGACAGGCGCTCGAAAAGGCGAAGCAAGTTGCTATCAGTAGGGGTCTACAATTCAATGCGAATGTCCCAACTAATTATTTGGATGGTCAGGGGCGACGTATCATGCAAGGTGCCAATGGTGGTACATACGTAAATACCTCGAGTGGACGCAACTATAAACCTACGCCATCGTTTCTTAACCAGATGGGAACTAACGTAGTTTCCCAAATTAGTAAGTAAAAAAATCTGAGTATACAGTACAATAATACAATGGGCTTTGGTGCTATGGCAAAAATGGCTATGAAGGCCGCTGCGAAAGAAGCAAAGAGTGTTGCGAAAAACATGGCTCAAAATGCCAAGAAAGAATTGATGACTGCAGCCAAGGCGAAGGGTCAGCAGATGACCCAAAATGCGATTAAATTTGGTACAGCCAAATTGAACTCGGCACAAGCGAACGCCGCGAAAAGGATGGGTGCCATGGCTGTAGGTGTACAGGCTGGTGCCCCGGTGATGGTAGGTCCACGTGGTGGAAACTTCAGAATGAACGCTCGGGGTCAGCGTATTCCTATGCTTGCTTAATTAGGTAGCACAAATTGAAACCCCTTTAAATTTTGAGGCTCGTACACAACGAGCTGATACAACTTCCAAGTACAACCAAACATCCTATTCAAGAAATATACGCTATTGAGTTCAGCAATAGCATGACCGGAATTCCTTGCATAGAGACCATTTGTGACGTCATCCTTAATTGGATTTTTATCGGAATTATAGACCGTAGCCTTAATGGTATCATTCATATCAGTATCAACCTTCACCCTAAACTTTGGTTCGCGTTCAGCTGACATTTTTAGGTTCGAATTAAACATTGGAATCAGTTCCTCCTTACTCATTGGTTTGCCGAAGATAGTTACACTTTGTTCGACTACAGAATCAATTATCATGTCTTCAATCGCTCTTACCGAATCGTAAAACTTCTTCATGTAACTTTCATCTTCATCATACCCCTTGACGGCGAAATCGATATTGTACTTTGTTTGTCCGACTTCTGGTGTAAAACCAGAAACACCGAAGGGCATATACATACGCGGGAATTGCATACGAAATGGTGTACCCTGTTTTGTAGTGACTACGATTTTTCGGTTATTAAATTCATTGATTTGAATATTGTTAATTGCGTTGTCCATGGCTTTCTAATCCTTTTACAATTATAAACTTTAAGCCGAACATGCCACACAATCCGGTTCCAAACTAAACTGAATTGGTCGAGCCTTGGCTTTCGATCGAAGATAATACATTCCCGTTTTAAGACCCGATTTCCATGCGTACATATGCATTGAAGAAAGCTTTGACATGGTTGGACTCTCTATGAAAAGATTCATAGATTGAGATTGATCGATAAAGTGACCCCTGTCTGCTGCCATGTCAATAATGCACTTCTGACTGATCTCCCAAACAGTTCTGTATAGAATCTTAATATCATCGGGGATGTCTACAATATTCTGAATTGATCCACCAGCTTTAACCATCAGGTCTTTCATCTCCTTAGACCACAAACCGCGTTTCTTTAGATCATTGACAAGGTGGTTATTTACTACAACGAATTCACCTGCAATGGTTCGTCGTAAATAGATGTTAGTCGTGTAAGGTTCAAAACATTCGTTATTACCCAAAATTTGAGCGGTGGAAGCAGTGGGCATGGGTGCCAATAAAAGACTGTTACGAAGACCCTTAGTTTTTACGCGTTCGCGCATTGCTTCCCAGTCATATCTACCGCTGAACTTCGTTTCACCTTCCCACATATCCGGTTGGAGGATACCCTCGGATGCAGGAGAACCATCAAACGTTTCATAGGAACCATCAATTTCAGCTAGTTCCGAGCTGGATTCTAGGGCAGCATGATAAATTGTCTCGAAGATGTGAGCATTCATCAATCGTGATTCTTCGGAATCAAACGGGAGGCCACATAATATGAATACGTCAGCAAGTCCCTGTACCCCTAGACCGATAGGTCTATGTCTCATATTGGAACGTTTTGCTGTTTCAACTGGATAGAAGTTTCTATCAATCACACGGTTGAGATTCTTTGTAACAACTTTAGTTACTTCATGAAGTTTTTCGTAATCAAATTTCTTCGTTTCCCTGTTTACGTATTTGGGTAATGCAATAGACGCCAGATTACAAACCGCTGTTTCGTCCTTGTTTGTGTACTCAATAATCTCAGTACACAAGTTAGAACTCTTAATGACACCCAAATTCTTTTGGTTACTCTTAGCGTTACATGCATCTTTGTAAAGCATATACGGTGTACCCGTCTCAGTTTGAGACTTAAGAATCGCTTTCCATACATCTGCAGCAGGGATGGTAACATTCGCGAGTCCTTCCTCTTCGTATTTGGTATAGAGATCTTCAAATTCCTTACCATAGACATCTGAGAGACCCTTTGCTTTGTTAGGGCAAAACAGGGACCAGTTACCACCTTCTTCGACCCGTTTCATGAAGAGATCTGGAATCCACATAGCCGAGAAAAGGTCACGGCAACGAGCTTCTTCATCGCCTTGGTTAAGACGGAGTTCGAGAAAATCCATGATATCTGCATGCCATGGTTCAACATACACAGCAATAGATCCCTTGCGACGACCAGCCTGGTTCACGTAACGAGCTGTGGCATTGAATACACGAAGCATTGGGATAATACCATCCGATTGACCGTTTGTACCCTGAATACGAGACTTATTGGAACGGATATCGTGGATATGCATACCGATTCCACCCGCCCATTTACTAATCTGGGCGCACTCTGTTAGTGTTCCGTAGATGCCATCGATTGAATCTTCTTTGTTTGCAATCAAAAAACAAGAGGACATTTGTGGGCGTGGTGTTCCAGCATTAAATAGGGTAGGTGTAGCATGGATGAAAAGACCTTGGGACATTTTATCATAGGTTTCCAAAACAGAGGGAACATCCTTACCGTGAATACCAATAGATACACGCATAAACAAGTATTGCGGTGTTTCTACCAACCTTCCATCAACACGTTGAAGATACCCCTTCTCGAGTGTTTTTATACCAAAATAACCAAAATCAAAATCCCGATCAGTATTGATATCATCCTTTACTTTAAAAGCGACATCCGATACTTCTTCCGTAATAATACCAGCCTTTAGAAGCTTTCTCATCGCGAGATGAAAGTTATTGGGGCATACCTTTTGAATGTTACTCGCAACAATACGTGTGGCGAGGATTTCATAGTCTGGATCAGATGTGATCATTCCGATACAAATCTCTGCAGAGAGAGTATCAATTTCCTGGGCGGTAATTTGGTCGTACATAGATGAGAATACCTGTTGAGCAACCTTAGTGGAGTCACAGTTCTCTGAAAGTCCATACGTTAAATTCTTGATCCTATTGGTGACATTATCAAATTTCATATCCTCAATACGACCTGAGCGTTTAATCACCCTCATATACTTTCTAATGCAATTTTATTTTTAACTTACTTCTTCAGATTTAAGTCGGCACACCGAACAGTAGCTGTTCCAAGTGTTTCCATTCGACGGTCGGGCTGGAGGAGATAGGTATTCACGTAGAATGGTCCGTCCTCACCAGCCTTGGCGACTGGGGCGTACGACCCAACGAAACAGGAGGGGGCGCTGCATGAAATTGTATCAACCGAGTTGGGACCATTGGCATAAGCTTCATTAAAGTCCGAGTAGTTCATCATTTAATATTTACATAGTTTTTTTTTCCAGGTGTATATTAAATGAGTAATCTCCACCTGAATTCTGTCAAACAGTGTGAGACTCCATTGAATTCACTGTTCTTTTCTGAATTTAACAAAAATATTCTTCAGCGTGGAATTCGTCAGGCGTTTAAGGATCGTACTGGTATATCAATTGATTACCAGAACCCCGATGATTTGTACGGAATCATGCGTGTAGTATTCATCAACAATTCCGGTAACCACCACAAGGCGGTCAACACACAGGTAAAGGCTATGAACGCTCGTGTTATCGAGACTGCTTTATCCCAAATACAGACGGGTGTTTCTCAATACATTGCTTATGTGAGTGAAATTGACACAACAAGGAATATCATGGATAAACCCGTAAACACGAGTACAGTCGGAAAGAAGTTGCCATACAACAATAAAATTGGGTTGTAAATTAACTATATTAAAGTTACAATCACCCTGTTGGATAAGTATGAGTCTAAACTATTACAAGAATGAAACAGAAAAAGTATGTAAATCCAAGGGGTGGGATAGAGCACCAATAGACACTGTATGGCTTCTCCTGTCTGAAGAAGTAGGTGAACTTGCGTCGGCTATCAGACAGTATAAGAAAATGTATAAGAAAACAAATTTGAAGAAGGATAGGGGTACGGACGTGATGATGGAGATGGGGGATGTATTTAGTTATTTATTTCAACTCGCGCACATGTTAAATGTTGATCTCGATCAGATGTGGCAAGTACATCGATTCAAAATGAACGATAAGAAATATAATCTGAACTAATAGTAATTATGAGTAAGTTTATGCTCAGTGACGATGATTCTATAAATGATGTCAACCCATTTGTCAAACACGATTTTTCCCTTCCAGGAAGTGTTGGACAGACAGCTGCTTTTGATAATTTTACGAAATCCCCCACAGGGGGAGGGGGTAATTTTGACACGGGAGAGAGTGTATACTGTAGTTTCGGGTTGTGCGAAACTCAAGAAAAACCAACGACTGTATTCAGTGCTATTCATCCCCGAAGGAATATCGATACCGGTTTTACATGTGATTCAACTGAAAAGGTTACCGTTGGTGTTGCGAAGGAAGAGAAAATTCCATATTTTGGTATGTTTCTAGGTGTTGTTTTTATAAGTCTTGTTGTATCATACGCAAGACGGTAAAAAAATACTCAAGTCTATCCAATTTAACACAACCCTCGATACAATGGGGTAATTGTTTCTTGCAAAACTTGATAATAAACTCTCTCTGCCAAGCACTTTTCATATTAATAATGGGTGGCTGGAAGCTGGGATCTAGAATTTTACTCGCGTGTGCGAGACGAACGTACGTCTTAACGGTTTGCTTGGATGATAGAATGACGTCAAGAGCCAATTCGGCCATTCGTTGTCTAACCTCTATAGTCTTAGAAACCATAATATCTAGAAATTTTAAGTAAGGAATTGAGTGTTTCTTTGCTTCAAAAACAGTCCAATCCGCTAGGGGTTCGGTATTCATGTAGTCCGTGAATGCTTGGTACCCTTGTCCGCGAACGTACATATCGTAGACGATTTCCACGTAAGTGAGATCCGATTCAACATCATGTACGACTTTTGCATATTTAAAGAAGGCTGACATCTAGCGATATAAAGTATTTATTCTTTAAACACCTAAGTTACCTCACACCGTCTTATATTGCATGACCCAAAATGTACTCTACTATCGCAAACAACTCATTCTCCTATCTTCTTAGTATTAATGAGTTTAGGAATGAATTACCCGAAGATATAAGACCTTCGTGGATAAAAATTACAACCATTACGATGGTTTCCAATTTTCTTCAAAACATTGACATCAAACGCCTTCGAGCTATTTTTGAAGACATTGGCATATACAGGATGAAGCGCAGTGGTTCAAATACCAGTGGTTTTGAATGGAAATTGAAACCTACAACTTTTTACAATCAAGTGACACTGACTTACCACGACACTTACAGTACTAAATCTGTAAAAGTCTTCCCAAATGGTAGTATTCAAGTCGCTGGGTGTTGTGATCTCTTTGATTGCAAACGCATTATTACCCAACTTATTCATATTTTCAGGGTTTTCCTTGATATGGATGTCAAAGTAACTAGTGATACTTTCAGGGTTGTGATGATCAATTCAAATTTCAGTCTCAACTATAACATCAACCTTATGAAAGTTTCGGATTGGTTCGAGCGATACAACGATATCTTCAAAGTATCGTTTGAACCTGACAGGTATTCAGCAGTGAAGATCAAGTTTAAACCGGCACATGAGATGAAAGAAATCACTTGCAGTATCTTCAGTACCGGTAAAATCATCATCACAGGGGCGGAAACATTGAAAGAAATTGCATTTGGTTATAACATTATTAACCAACACATCAATGAAAACCCTGATATTCGGGTTGCTCGAACAGTAGACACTGACGTGTTCGATATTTTCCTTGGATACAGATGTGATCCGTTTGTAAAACACTTGAAAGAAAATGGATTTCAATCTTGGATAAAAACGATTACGAACAGACAAATTAATTTCTAATTTTATAGTAATAAAAGATGTCGCAACGACTTGGTATGGCCGATGGACGTTGTTTCACAATCAATACGTCAGCCCAATTATTCAACAACTACGTGATGAAGCAGAATGGTATCAGTTTTGAGGATAACTATTCTTACAGGCAATTGCTCCAGAAGCAGGGACCCCAGCTCATGTCAAAGGTTCAAGAGGAACAGGGAAGAGAAAATTGCAAAAATTGTGACAAACCCTTGGTTGTCGCAGCCGATATTTACTAACTGAGATAAATTCCAAAAAAAACTTTACACCCATATTCTAGAATGTCTACGTGTTCTATATGTCTAAATGAAGTCAGGTCAACGAGGATTAATCCCCCGATCCGATGTGGACATATATTTCATACCCATTGTCTAGAAAAATGGAAAGCACAAGGTAAGTACACGTGCCCCACCTGTAGAAAGGTATTTGACGTCTCACAGTTCAAAGTTGATGTTACTATACATAACAATTTCACACAAGTTTCTAACATTGTTTCTTTGAACGAAGAATCAATCCTAGATGTACTGGATATGTTTGATATATCATTTGAAGCACAAAACACATTAGATTTAAACAGTATTCTATCAGATCTTGGGGTATCCCTTTCCGACTTTGACCCCACTATCCTTGACACAGAATGAACTGCAGTACTGGTCATAGTTTAACTCTTTATACTTTCTAGAAGCGGTTCGAGGATCCTTGATTGCCTTCCCATTCGCATCCCCTAGTAGTGGGCCAGTAGCCCATCCACGCTTATGACTAAAGACGTTAGCTTTGAATACAATACGCTTTCCAAGTATGAATCTACCACCATTTTTAACTCTAGATTCCGGGATCTTAAAAAACGAAGCAACGGATTTAATCGTATCACCAGGTTTAATTTTATATTCAATGACGCCATGCTGCTTGTAAAAGTGAAAATCACCTTGTCGAATATAACCTTTACCTCGCCCAGAAGAAACAAACATCATCATTTTAAAGTACCCCTTTTTACACTTCTTGTCACCATCAACCTTATAGACCGTTTTGGGGTTATCGGAAATAACGCGCCTAGGGAGATCCTTACAAGTAGTGTAATCATGTTTGATATTAGATAACCCAGAGCGGTCACCTGGTATAGATTTTTGCCAGCGATACGCTTCGTAGTCACCTATCGCATATGCGTAACAATTGTTATTGGGTATACCATTTTCTGAAGACCACCGACGGTTTGTGAATTTGTTTTCAGCCCCACTCAATGGAAGTTCCTTGATTTTAGGTGTTGCCTTGGGTTTAGGTTTAGGTTTGGGTTTCACTGAAGATTGATTGGTCTTTGACATCTATAGTCTACTTAGAAAAAAATGTCAGTACGTAGTAAATGTTTGCCAACCTTCTTAAGTCCGAAAATAAGTCTGATGCTATCAGGGAACTTCTCATCTTCGTGTTGTCGATTCTGATCAGCACCTTCATCCTCCGCATCGTGTGGAACAGCTCCCTCGTTAAGCACATCACCGTACTCAAGCCTATCAACAGCATGCTTGATGCGTTCATCCTTTCGGTTTCCATCAGGGTAATCTCCGGTCTTGATCGTTAAACTTCTGTATAACCGACAGATTTGTTACCATCTGGGTGAAGAATAGTTGGAAACCCACTAACACCAGTACACTCGTTTTGGGTGCAATCGATAAATTCAAACTGTTTACCAGTTTTTTTCATATACTCTAACTGCTTACGACACCATTCACAATCATTGGTCCCGTAAACAGTCCATTTTTCATTAGAAATGACCGCAGTAGCAGGTTTCTTACCCAGCTCGATCAAAATGTATACATTTATAATGATAAGTAGAACCGCTAGTATCATTTATAATACTTAATTATTTAATTTTCGTAAATCCCTAATCATCGAATCAGACATCGCATAGTTTTTTGCGTTAAACTTCTTTTTTAGCTGCAACTTGGCAACCTCTCCAACTGCAACGACAGCCGTTGCTGTCGCGCGACTAATATCCTTATTACGCATGTCTCTATTTTTAGCTAGGGCTTTCTCATACCAAGCCTTAGACTTGTACATATGCTCTTTACCCTTCATATTGGTAAACATATATAGGTCCACGATCTCCTTCTCTTTAATGGGAGCTTTGGGGGTAAGCTTCTTATTGACGATACCAGACTTCCTCTCAGCCACGTTCTTAGCCAAGGCCCTATCATACGCAAACTTCCTCGCGAATACACGCTTCTTGTCTTTTCTGTCAACGAAAGAGAACTTCTCCTTGAGACGAACGGGACCCTTATTAGACTTATTCACCTTACCACCATTGAGCTCCTTCATAACGGAGGAGGATACCGGTTTGTAAGGTGCCTTTGGACTAACCGTCTTAATCTTGGGAACTGGGTTGGGACGTGCAATACCGGGCCTTCTCAAAGCTGGTTTAGCTTTATTAGCTGCCAATACAGCAGCCGCTTTCTTAATCATATTGTTCATAGCCTTTTTCCTATTCGCAGTTGAAAGCTTACCATCGTCACGTGGTGGAAGTATCTGGGTCTTAGGAGGGGTCTTAGCCTTATTAGGAATACCTTTGAGAACAGCCGCAAGTTGAGATGGTTTCTTCAAATCAGTTAAGAATGGGTGAGTCAAAATGACCTTGAAGGAGGGAATGTTCATAGTGATGTCCTCATGTTTTCCCGTGAGACGACCAGTTTTGGTGTATTCTCCACTGTACTCGAGGAATTCTCTGTTAGGTATGAGTTCCTTAATGAAGTTGTGGATTGCTCGCTCCTTATTGTTCCCCGGCTCTCTCACCTTAGCAAAAATTGTATACAGGAAAATGTGAATATCATAGAGGGGGTGTGCCGGGCCATCTTTGGGTATTCCCACGTATTCGTAGCCGCCACGAGACGTTTCCGGATTCTTTATACGAGGGTAGTGAGAGAGACCAAAATCAATTATATGGACGTTCACACCAGCATTAGAAATCTCATATTCTTTCTTTCCAACTTTCCACGAGTATTGTTTTTCGGGTCCCTTACCCACCATCACATTACCTCCGTGTATGTCATGGTGACGAAAATCTGGATACTTTTGGGTAATCAGGTACAAATTATTGATAACCTGGATGATCACCGACTTTATCGCTGCGAGGGAAGGATTGGTTTGCCACCACTTATTGAACGTATCACTATCAAGAAGTTCCATGTAAATCATATCCTTAGGTTTGGTGCGTTGCAGGGGTTGGCTTTTCATGCCTCCCAAATGGATTTTCTTGGGTTTCCCCGTTTCAATAGGGCAATTCTTATAGAGATACATCTTAGGAACTGCAAACTCCTTCAATTTTTGGGCAACTTTGAATTCAAATTCAAACGCCCCATCAATAGATTTTGACGTGTCTATCTCTTTGTACGCGACATAACGACGACCATTATTGTTGATACTTCCACGATACAATTTACCAAACTTACCTTCACTCAGTACCTTACCCTTACCCTTACGCAGGGTAGGGGAGTTATAACTAGGAACCTTCAAGAAGTATTCTGGTCGACAAGCCCAATCACCCCTGAGTTTCTTTTTCAAATTACTAGCGATATTGTTATTGGACATAGTTAGTATATACAGAGAATTTATTCGTAAGATATAAAAATATCTTACCAATAAGGATTTTTTATGTTTATATACAATATATAATGATGAAGTTAAACCGACCCACGATTATACAACTTGTATTCGTTGCAACCCTGGTAACTGTTGCCTACCACGTTGGTCGGGTACAATCTATGATTGAAGAATACTACGCACTAGGAGCTCCTCTTAAGATGTCAGCAAAAGAACGTACTAACAAAAGCAAGCACCAGCCGCGAAGCAAGAATTTATAAATTTACTCGTCAACTTCCTCAATCTCGTCGATCTCAACATCCACCTCTAGCTCTTCATCGGGTAGTTCAATACCTTGAAAGGCAAATGAAGGAAGCTTGACAGATTTCTCGATAAGAACCTGTTGGAGACGGATGGTGACCCCAAACTTGTTATCAATGAACCAAATCTGATTGATATCAATGATAGCTAGAGCCTTTTGTCCCTTCTCGATAGCATCGAGAGAAACGCGTTCGCGGTTCATACTGTACGATTCAGGTACAAATGTACCATCACTCTTGGTAAGAACCTTGAGCTTGAGAGTAGCAGGGTACTGCTCCTTACCTGGACGAACAATGGGCTTGTAGAGGGCCTCTTTCAGAACAGCTACATTGAATTCCTTACCGAGCCATTCCTTTGCATTCGCAGCTACTGTGTTTACGATGATGTCATCGAGCTCACTAAGCTTCTCGTGAAGCGCCATAGCCTCTGCATTATCAGGATCAAAGGAGAGGTCGAGGGAGTACGAAGTGCGTCCAGTCGCTTCATCGGTATAGGCGCTTAGACCATATGGTGAGCGCATGAAAGGGAGTTGAACGTATAGTTTTTTGTTGTCGCCGGCATTGAGGTAGACGGCTTTACCGCCATTCTTGTTTTTACGAAGTTTCGAAAACTGCACGGAGGCAGGGGAGAATTCGGATGATTGTTGAATAGAGAGCGACATGTTGTAGTTGGTTATATATTAACTAGGTGGTTCAACTTTAAGCCAATTTTTTTTGTTGAATTATAGTATATAAATCATGGGTCTATTTAAAGACTGTGGATGCGGATGCAACGGTAAGAAACAGGAAAATAAATTAATCATTTCGATTATATCTGCCCTTACGTTTTTCGTAATC